AGAAGTACCAGGGGGAGGACTTCGGTAACTACCGCCTGAGGGTAGTCTGGGGTCCGGTCCTGCCTCAGGACAGGACGCGAATGGTGGCTCATGAGCAAAGTTTAGTCCAGGCCGGGATTCATTCCCGGCGCCGGGCGATGGATGAAATCGGGGTGAAAGACCCTGAGGCTGAATTCAACCGATGGCTTGAGGAGAGAGAGAACATCCTCAGGATGAATAAAGAGCTTGACGCCAGGTCAGTCCGAGGCGGAGCGAGAGAGAGAGCAGTAACATCTCTGGCGGCCGGCGTTGAGGAGTAAGTTCAGGAGGTGAAATTTGCCTGAAGATGAACTGAAGCAAGACCATAGTCCCGAGGGGGGCGAGCTTGAGGAACTGAAAGCCAGAATTGCCGAGCTGGAGGGGGCGGTGGCGGAAAAAGAGGCGGCGCTCAAAGGCAAGGATGGCCGGATTGACGAGGTAGAGCAGGCGGTAGCCGAGAAAGATAGCCAAGTGGCTACCTTGAAGCAGACTGTCGCCGAGCTGGAGGGAGCGCGGAATAAGGCGCAGGATTCTCTGGTTGAGGCCGTAATCAGTTACCGCAATGTGGTAGTTCAGGCTAACCCCGATATTCCCGAGGAGCTCATCAGCGGTGACACTATTGAGGCGATAGACCAGTCGGTGGTCAATGCCCGGGAGCTCATTAGCCGGGTAAAAGAGGGAATGGAAGCCGAGGCTTCTAAGTCTAGATTCCCCGCCGGCGCACCGCCCAGGATGTTGCCCGACCTCACCGCCCTTTCTCCCCGGGAGAAGATTCAATACGCAATTGGAGGTAAAAATTAAATGGCTTTAACCCTAGCTGAAGCAAGCAAATTGTCCAATGATATGCTACTGCAGGGGGTGGTGGAGACCATCGTCAAAGATTCCCCGATACTGCAGCAGCTGTCCTTCGTTGAGATTGTCGGTAACGGACTGACCTACAACCAGGAGAAGACCCTGCCCAGCATCGATTTCTATGATGTCGGTGATGCCTGGGCTGAGTCCACGCCCACCTTTGAGCAGAAGACAGCCAACCTGAAAATTATGGGCGGTGACGCCGATGTCGATAACTTCCTCAAGGCGACCCGTTCTAATCTGCAGGATCTGGAGGCAGCCGTGGTTGAGCTCAAGGCCAAGGCGCTCAAGGATAAGTTCGAGGAAAACTTTATCTATGGCGACTCGGTCACCAATGCCAAGCAGTTTGACGGGGTAAGAATGCTGATTGACACCACCTCGGCTTCCGACCAGGTGATTGCGGCCGGGGCGACCGGGGCTACCCTCACCCTGTCCATGCTGGATGAGCTGATTGACGCCGTGAAGGGGGGCAAGCCCGACCTGCTCCTGATGAGCCGCCGCTCCCGGCGTAAGGTCAACGCCTTGGTCAGGGCTGCCGGCAGCATGATGGAGACCGACCGGGATAAGTGGGGCAACTTCGTCCAGTTCTGGGACGGCATCCCCATCGGGGTCAATGACTGGATACTGGATACCCATGTGCTCACTGGGAGCGTTGAGACCGCCACCACCGGTGGCACCTGCTCCACGATTTATGCCTTCCAGATGGGGGAAGGCGCCCTTTGCGGGCTAACCGGCCCGGGACAGCTGACCGTAGAGCCGATTGGCTCCCTGGAGACCAAAGATGCTTCCCGCACCAGAATTAAATGGTATGTTTCCCTGGCCCTGTTTAGCTCAATCAAGGCGGCGGCACTCATTGGTGCCCAGGACTAGATTAGGCTGGCGGTTGAATTTTGGCAACCGCCACCCAAGCCGGGATGGGAGAGCTGGGGAACAGACTCCAGCCTCCTGTCCCGAATAAGGAGGAGATGATGATACCGGCAGTAATTGAGCATATAGAGCACCCCTTTGCCAAGGGCAACCTGACCTCGGACGGAGTCCAGTGGAGCCCGGAAAAGACGACCTCTGGCGATGACTATGAGGCGGTGGAAGAAATCACGGTCAGCCCGCCGGTACTGGGGGCGGTTATCGAGTTTGAGTTCGGGCTTACCTGTGCCGTCAAGTCCAGCGGCACTACCGAAGCGGTGCTCTTCAAGTGGCAGGCACGCAATAAGGGCGGGACCTGGGTTGACCTTCACGACGCGGTAACCTATTCCGCCGATGCCTCAGCCTATAAGGAATACACCTATAACGGCCGCTTTAAGCCGGTGGCTAACTTCAGTGCCATCCCCTTTGACCTCCGGCTGGCCGTCAAGTCGGGTTCGGCGGCGGGCGAGAATGCCGTCGCCAAGACCAAGAACTCAAGCTATATCAAAGTAATCTATGCCGCAGCGTGAGGTGTGAAGTGAACTTTATCTATGACCCTAGCCTGGTGCTGTATCTGCCCCTGTATGAACTGGACGGCAATAGCATCGTGTCGCGTGATGCCTGCGGGCACTTAAGTTCGGTCAATGGGGCGCTCTGGCGACCGTATGGCCGCTATTTTGACGGCATTGATGATTACATTGAGGCGGCAATTGCCGAATTAAATTTCACCTCGGAAGACTTCTCTATTGAGGCGTGGTTCAAAGTAGCCCAGGTGGGGGCTGACCAAGTTATCTTTTGCAGGGGGGAATATCAGGTTGGGGGATACTATTTCTATGTTCATAGCGGGAATTATCTAACTTTTATTACCAATCAGGCGGGGGCAGCTCAAAGCTCGGGAAGTTCTGCCTTTGTTGCTGTAGACACCTGGTATCACACGGTAGTAACCCGCAGCGGGGCATCGGTTAAAATATTTGTAAACGGAGTTGAGGATACCGCAGCTGCCGGTAGCCACACCGACCCCGTAAGTAGTGCCCTAACAGTAAAAGTGGGTATCTCCTGGACAAACGCTTGGGGCGACTATAAGGGCAACATTGGCGAAATCAGGATTTACAACCGAGTTCTGACCCCCCAAGAGATACAGCAAAATTATCTAGCGACCAAATGGAGGTACCGATGAAGTATAGAGTCAAGCTTGATTTGCCTTTTGCCGAGGAAGCCGATGCCCGCGCCTTGATGGATTTTGCCGCCATGCTGGCGAGTAAGGCAGTGAGCATCAACGAGGGTGAGCCGAATGAAGAAGTAGCTTATGCCGAAATCCACCGGTGTCGGCACGATGAAGGCAAGCCCTGTGATGAACCGGAGCGGATAGTGGTGAGAAAGGGGTAACCGAAAATGAACCTGACCGATATGAGAGCTATCGTCCGCCGTGAACTCCATGACGAGGATGCCGAGAACTACCGCTGGAGCAATGACGAGCTGGACCGGCATATCGCCCACGCCGTCAAGGACTTCTCGCCGGCAATTCCCGATGAAAAGAAGGCGACCAAGGCGACCACCTCCGGCTCAAGGGAGATTGATGTCTCTGATTTAACCGGGCGCATTCTGATTGAAGCCGTGGAATACCCGGTGGACGACTTCCCCCAGAGATACCAGCGCTTTTCGTTGTGGGCCGATGTCCTGACCGTCCTGGGCACTGAAGTCCCCGATGGCTCAAATGCCTATATCTACTATGGTCAGCTCCATACCCTTGATGCCAGTGGCTCGACCATTCCGGCGGAGCATGAGGAGCTGGTGGCAACCGGTGCCGGCGGCTATGCCGCCGTGGAGTGGGCGGTCTATGCCATTAATCAGGTCAATGTCGGTGGCACCGAGACGGCTCAGGATTTCCTTAACTGGGGCAAAGCCAGACTAAACTACTTCAGGGCTGAGCTGAAGCGGCTGGGGAGGCGGAACCGAATCAGAGCCCGCACTCTCTATAAGCCCTACCTCCCGCCGGTGTCAAAATCAACCGACTACGGCCCCTAATTTAAGGAGATAGTTATGACGGTAAAAGAAGGACTGGTTAAGACCAAGGAAGGCTTGCCTAAAGAGGCGTTTGCTACTGTCGCTGACGCTGAAGATACCGATAGCTGGAAGCTTCCCCATCACAAAAAGAGCATCTTCCGCGCCCTGAAACAGAAGCTGGATATAGAGAAGACGGTTGACTGGGAGCGGATGCCGGCGGCGGTGGCGGCTCTGTCGCGCCGGGGTTATCGCGGGCAGCGGGTGGCCGCCAGCCCGGAAGAGATTCTAGCCGCCGCCAAGCACCTGGCCGGGCACTACCGGCAGGCGGGTAAACCGTTGCCGGATACGCTGGCGGCTCTGGTGTGAGGGGGAGCCGTGGCCAGGATTTATCGTTTCCTGTGGTCAAGGCTGGGCGGTCGTCCCTGGACCTATATCCTGCGCGACACCTGGCATAAATTCGAGGGCCTCTGGATTATCGCTCTGGTCGCCATCGGTGCTCTGCTCGGGCACTGGCT